CTGAACCGTTAGTCTGCTATAATTCCGGTTTGGCCTGCACATTCACAACAAATGGTAAACGGCGGCGCACAGCATATGGACAATAAAAATATTCCGAAGCGTTCAAATCTGCGCAATTTGTGGTCGCAACGACCAAGCGCGCTAGAACGGGTGTTTTACCTTTATCTTCCAAAGCTGCTTGAGCTGGCACATATGGCACATTGTTGACAATGTTCAAGAGGTCTCTTAATGTTGGATCGACCTCTGCCGTTTTGGATGGTAGCAAAAAAGCTACATCATCCAAGTGTATGCACCATTTACTGGAGTCAAAGTTGTTCCAGAATTCTTCTGTGGGACTTCGCACGTATCGATAATGGGAATCTGTATCCAACCCCATGAGGGCTCCATAATAATGGAAGATAACTTGGGATAAAGCAGATTTGGCTATTCCCGATTCACCTTCAATCAAAACCCCGTCAGGGGCCGAGCGCTCTTGTTGAGCAGCTCTACGTGTGACTTCAGTGTTTTTGAGAAGTACTAAAGCAGCCAACTTCTGCTTCAATACTTGTGGGCTCACCCCGCTCGTGGATTTGGTGTACTTGCAATAAGCCTCACCTTTCTCGATCGCAACATTCAGATCTGCTACGAAAGAAAAATATGTGGTACCATGTGCTTCCAAATTTCCTACAAAAGGAGACAAATTTGTAAGTCTGGTGGCCTCATCAATCCACGTGTTGTATTCACTCTCGGAATGCAAAAAAGCATCCCATTTTCCCGTATTGCGCCACGCTTGCACGCGCTCACAAATGAAAAGAGCTGTTTCCAACACAGCAAAGAAGAAACTCTTTTTAGAAGAATAAGCATTGAGCATAGCCCGTTGCTCCATCTTCGAATAGTCTTCATCATTCAAAGTTAATCCAATTTTAGCTAAAAAACCATGAACCAACATGTATGAGTATAGACTGTGGAGTCTCTTAACAAGAGGTGATTCTGAGACAAGTTCAGCGGTATCAAAACAAGCACGAAGTGTCTTCAACACATCGTCTGTCGTCGACTGCACATTGGGTGAAAATGTGCGATCTATCAATCGCTTAATGGTGACGTTCACACTTTGACCGGTGAACATCTTGTAGGCTACGAACGCCAACTGAACGTAATCGTCAGTCGTCTCACATTTCTTACCAAAATAGTGAAGACATGTGAGTGTCTCGAAAGTGCTCATGATCCATTCACCTGCGCCATCCGCATGTTTCAGCAGAGGCTGCAAATTTTGCATCACATAGACCCAAAATACTTGATTCGTATCACGGGCCTGAACATCCATAGCCATCTTTTTGCGTAAAATTTCGCGTTCGCATTCTGCAATATGCAGATATGTGCGAAACTTATCGCTGATGTCACCACTCTCCAATGAAAGAAGAGCAGTAAATTTGAGTGCCTGGGTTTGCAAACCCTTGGCATTTAAAAATTGGCGCTTTGCGCGCACAATTTCTGTCGTTTTGCGTGGGCAATCAGGCGATCCTGAGTCTACCCCATCTTTAGTTAAAAACGCTGACATTTGACTCGATTTCATTGCTATTGTAATTAACTTGAAGCACGTATTATTTCTCCCGGTGGAGGGATATGATGTTACTTGAACATCCAAGCATATCTTGACTTTCACATGATAAGTATATTCATATTCACACCTTCATACTCCGAAGAGGACTACATCAATAGCGTGCAAACGTACAATCGTAGAGGTTCACATCTTATATCTGCTACCACAGTGTTTAGTGGGTTTGGATACTATAACAAACTATCTTCAGTCAATGTAAAGACAAATAGTGTAATGAGACGAATATATATAGAGTAAAGAAATTTTTATTTTGTTTTTGTCTCTTTTATTATTTTTAAATAAATGTTTAATAATATATAACGATTTGCTCAATGGCAAATTTACACTGTAACATATAAATACCAGGTCTCACTTTGGATTCACGACAACGGCGCAAAAATAGTGTACCTATTGGTAGAAAAACTTGGGTTTGTGTTTATTTAGGGGTCCACGTGACCCATCGATCTGGTTTGTTAAGGAAAACCACTCCTCAAAGGCAGTTTAAGGAAAACTGCTAACCGTCACGGCAAATAAATAATATAAATGCCTGCATCAGATTTCATCGCTGCATACATGATTCCGTACTGGTCTTAGCCATCATACAATAAGGGACTGGCATGTCCAAGTACGACCTTAGATGATTTACGGTACTCGATCATGCAGCCCGTCTATGCTTCGACAGGATTCATATACAGATGTTGTGACAACATCCTAGCGCTTTCACGCCTAGAAACTATAAATATATATATTTG